AACTACCGCACCTGTTGCGCCGTGTGCTTCTGTAAGGTTTGCGTGTGTTGTAACATCTGAAGTAAGTGCTACTGTTCCAGTTGCGTCTGGAAATGTTACAGTACGATCAGCGGTTGGATCTCCTGCTGAAAGAGTAAGTTCAAAGTCATTTGCTGTAGCGCCTTCCATTGTAATTGTTGAAGTAAATACTCCAATGTTAGTAATGTCTGAAAGGTTACCAGTTGTAATAACTGTACCTGTTGCGTTTGGAAGAGTAATTGTACGATCAGCGGTTGGGTCTGTTACCTGAAGAATTGTTTCGTATGAATCTGCGGTAGCACCTTCAAAAGTAATACTTGTACCGAAAGCGGGGTTAACAGTAGAGTCAACGTCTGCAAAGTAATCTAGGCTTGTCCAGTTGTTTACACCGTCACCGATTTTAAATTTATTTGTGTCTGATTCCCAGCCTATTTCACCAGCATTTAATACTGGTCCTGCTCCTGCATTTGTAGAGATCCACTGCGCTGCAGTTCCTCTGCGCTGTTGCATTCTGGTTGCCATTTATGACTCCTTATACTTAGTTATATTATAACAGATAATTAGTTAAAGTTATCTGTTGCTATCCCGCCGTCGTACGTTGCTTCAAAACTTGCAGTGTTATAAAGTCCACCACTTACAAGAACTCCAGGTTCATAATAAAACCCAGCATCAATAAATCTACTTACAACCAACCCAGTTCCATCAATTGCTGTGTCATGAATATGATCTTGTAGTGTTTCTGCATCTTCAAGTGTCGCAATAGCAACCCATTGACTACTATAATAAACGTGAACACGTTGTGTTACGGTGTCAAACCACAAATCTCCGTTATCTGGAGAAACTGGTTGTGTATCACTAACTGGAATTTGTGGTGAGCCTACTGCGTTATCTACATATAATTTTGTTGCTGCATGTGTGTTTTCAGTAGGAGTGGCAACTGTAACAGTTCCTCCAAAAGTACCGCCTTCGGCAACATCAATGCCGTGCTTTACCTTAAAGTTTCTATTAGTAGTTGCCACTTCCGACCTCTATTCTAATTATGCTTCAATATATACTTTGTGTACTTTAACAGCGGTATCTGCTGCTGCACCAGTTACCTGAAGAAGAACGTTTCCACTACTGTAAACAGCATTGGTTGTTCCTAGTTCAGCGTTGCTGATTACATCTGCATACTCTGTTAAGTAAACGTTGTTTGATCCATCAACTGTAACAAGTAATTCAATTACTTCAATATCAGTACCCTTTTTCATCTGAACAATATACTTTGCAGATGAATAAGTGCTTGCTGACCATGTGTCAATTGTTGTTGCTGAAGTTGAAGCGGTAGCAAGAGCAGAACCAACAAGAGCATCTGGAAGAGCAATACTTGTCGCTGCTGCTGCACCAAGCACTGGAGTAACAAGAGTTGGTGTATTAGCAAATACTAGAGCACCAGTTCCTGTTTCATCTGAAATAACTCCTGCAAGTTCTGAAGAAGATGTTGCAGCAAGTGCTGAAATCTTGCTTGCTGTAGTAATACCATTTGTTACTGTTGCAGCATTTCCAGTGTACTGTGTTGCTGATAGAACTTCAGTTCCATTAATCTTTAATACCTTGCCAGAAGCAAGATCCATGTGCTCAGAAGATGTCCATGAATCAGTTGCATCTACCCAGTTGAAAGTCTTGTCTGTAGCACCCTTAAGTGTAAGACCTCCGCCGTCAGCACCTGCATCTGTTGGAGTTGCTACTGAACCAAGAACAAGGTTCTTGTCATCAATTGTAATTTCTGTTGAGTTAATTGTAGTTGTTGTACCGTTAACTGTTAGGTCCCCTGAAAGAACCAAAGATGTACCAGTTGCAGCACCAATGTTTGGTGTTACAAGTGTTGGGGTATTAGCAAAAACAAGTGCTCCAGTACCAGTTTCGTCAGAAATAACTCCTGCTAATTCTGCTGAAGTAGTTGCTGCAAATACATCTAACTTGTTATTTGTAAGAGCAACAGTACCTGTAGAATCTGGCAAAGTAATGGTGCGATCTGCTGTAGGGTTTGTTACTGTAAGTGTTGTTTCGTTATTATCTGCTGATGATCCTTCAAATACAATGCTTGAATCTGAAAGTGCAAGTCCTGAAACTAGTGGACTTGTAAGAGTCTTGTTTGTAAGAGTCTGTGTGTTTGTTGTTCCAACTACTGCACCTGTTGCACCGTGTGCTTCTGTTGCGCCTGTGTGAGTTGTAAGATCTGATGATGAAGCCTTAGCAGCAAGATCAGTAGTAAGACCTGAAATCTTAGACTGTGCAATTGCAGCAGCAGAATTAATATCTGCATCTACGATTGTGTCATTAGCAATCATTGTGGATGTAACTGTTCCTGAGTCAGCCTGAGTTACGGCTGTTCCAGAAATCTTACTAGCAGCAATCGCTGCTGATGCATTGATGTCTGCATCTACAATTGTGCCGTTAGCAATCATTGCGCTAGTTACTGTGCCGTCATCGCCAGTTGTAATTACAGTACCTGATACGTTAGGAAGTGTAATTGTACGATCTGCTGTTGGGTCTGTTACTGTAAGAGTTGTTTCGTAATCATTTGCTGTTGCGCCTTCAAATGTAATTGATGTATCAAATACACCAACTGCTGCTGGGGCTGACCACTCAACGCCATATGTGGCAGATGAGTTTGCTGTAAGTACTTGACCATTTGTGCCAATTCCTAAACGAGCAACTGCATCATCTGCGCTACCAACAATTAAATCACCTTTAGCGTCAATTGTGCCTGCTGTAATTATGTTCTTTCCATTAACGGTCGCAGTTGATCCTTCAACTACCAGTCCCGCTTTTACTCTAAAATCTTTTGTTACTGTTGCCATCTTATATCTCCTTGGTTAGGCCTTTAATCCCATACGCATATAGCGTAGAGTTATAGGTGTAATTCCCCCTACTGGAACAACAGTTAGTGAAACTGTATCTCCAGCCCTTGAAACAGAGATGGTGCCAATATTCCCATCGTTTTCAACTATTCCATATTGACTAACAGACACATCTGTTCCGTCAATCAGAACGGTTAATTCTGTAGTAGAGTATTTATTTCCTCCACCTGCTACATATTTGAGTGAGATCATATACTTCATTGATCTAAACTCACTTGCTGCAAAATTATCAAACACAGTTGAGTTTTCAATTCCATTAATTGTTAACTCGTTATTGCCATCTGATCCAAGATCGGTAGACCTAGCAGAAGTACTATCAATTAAATCTACATAGTTTGCCTGAGTTGGTCTATCACCTGTTTCAAACAGGGCTTTTACGTTGGTGGTTGATATCTTTGCCATGAGGCCATTATATCATTATGTTAAAGAATATAGTTATTTATTCCAATAATTTGAAGTCCAATTCCAGGTATGCCTGCGTTTGCTGGTGGTATTCCAATATTTGTAAACATTACTCTAAAAGGCAAAACTTCTTGTATCTTTGTAAGTCTTACAAAACCACTTATCTTGCTTTTGGGATAATCTATCCTAGAAATTGTTTCTGATCTTTTTTCAGATAAATCTATTATTGCTACGGAAGCCATTACGACTCATCGCTGTTTGTAATATCTTCAATAACTGTTAATATGCCACGAGCAACTGTCCATACCCTCGTAGCATCGCTTAACTCAATATCAAAAATATCTCCAGTGTTTAAACTTTTTGATTGGGCAGACGTTAAGGATACTGTAAATTCTCCATCACTATCTTCTGCTGTAGGTGATGGATTAAGAATTAAAACTCCTGCTGGATTTGCATCATTTAAATTCCCCGCAAGTGTGGGTCTTTTAATTTCCATTTCAATTGTCCATTCAGCAATGTCAAGTGGGTCTTTATTGTCATCTGTTACATATACTCTAAATGATGCTGTATCGCCTTTTACAATCGTCCAGTTGACCGTAGGAGGGGCAGAACCGATTGAATAAGAACTCAGTGATTGATCTCTAAATGTAGCCATAATCTTATCATTATACCATTAACTAATATCATATTTAAAATATTTTTATATTTTATTTCCCATACTTGACTCTATTGGCAAATTCATGTTATAATTAATACATGCTACCTATTGGTAGCATTTGTTCTCTAGGAGGTACTTTACAATGAGAGAAGCAAATGTTTGGCTAGGGGTATTATCGTTGGTTATTTGCGGTACCGTTTTTGCAGGGGCTGCAAATGCAACAAATGAAAACAACTTACTAATTAAAGAGTCCGTTAAGTCTGCCACCCAAAAGGTGGCCTTTTTGGTTTCTAAAGAGAAAAAATTAGAAAAGTATGAAAATGCTCATAATTTAACTGATGAGCAACTGGTGGATATGTTACGTCATGTAGGGTTTGAAGGAAAGACCTTGAGGTCTGCTTGTGCTATTGCAAAGGCAGAATCCAATGGTCGCCCCCTTGCCTTTAATGGTAATGTAAAAACTGGAGATAGTTCTTATGGTGTATTTCAAATAAATATGCTTGGAGAATTAGGGTCAGATCGTAGAGAGAAGTTTGAATTGGATTCAAATGCTGAGTTGTTAAACCCAGTAGTAAATGCTCAAATTGCTCTTCATATGACTAAGGGTGGAAAAGACTGGTCTGCTTGGAGTTCTGTAAATGGAACACGGTATCAAGAATGGTACAAAAAGTATCCCTGTAAAAAGTAATTTAAAATAAAAAATCCCCCATTGGAATTATCCTTTGGGGGTTTTTATTTTAAAATATTTTTATGCTAATTCCCAAAAATATCCGTCTTCATTTAAAACCCATTCTTGCTCTTCATCTGGCTTTTGTGGAATAAATACATCTTTTTCTTCATCATAGGTATATCCAATACTAGCAAAATTTGCACGAAGTGGTTCTCCACCTAAAATATGAGTTCCTCTAGATGTGTTATAAGAAGTTTTTATCCATCTTCCACCAAAAGTATCAACTAAAAAATCGTATCCTTCGTTTTCTGCTTCATTATCAGTAACTAAAACTCTAATGACAATATTGTTTTCATCAATTTCTGCAAAATGCGCCATTTACAATTCCTTTCTTTATTACAAAAATTTTCATTATGACACCGCTGACTTCAAATATCTTACAACAACTACTCCTGAGCCACCAGTTGGGCTTCCACCACCAGTTGCGCCACCGTTTCCGCCACCGCCACCGCCAGTGTTTGCAGTACCTGGGTTACCTACACCTGCAGGAACTCCAGAGCCACCACCACCAGATCCTCC